CTTACAACAGACAAAGTGCTTTTACAATTTGGAAAAGTGTAGAAAATTATTTAATTAGAACAAACAACGTTTTATTTAATTCTGTATCTTTATGCCAAATTAAGAAAAAAAATAATTTTAACATTCAAAAAATAGTATAATGATTCCAGCAATATTAGATTTTGAACATTACAAAGGCGATACTTTTTTAGAAGTGCCTTTTGAAATATTAATTGATTCAGTGCCTTTAAATTTAACGGGTGCATTGATTAAAATGCAATTGCGTAAAAACTACGAAAAAGATGTAGTGCTTGAATTTTCAACAACAAATAATAAAATACAAATTATAAATTCAAGTTTAGGAACTTTTAAGATAGTTGAACAGATAATTGATATTGAAAGTTTTAATTATATTTATGATTTACAAATCACTTTAGCAAGTGGCGAAGTAGAAACTTATATAAAAGGAAAGTTTAATATAGCAAACGATGTGACACGATGAGTGTAATTAATGTAAATGTAACAAAAACAGAAAAAGAAGTTACTATAAATGCTACACCAAACGTAACGCAAATATTAGTCAATACTAATAGCGGTGGAGGTATTCCTGAAGCACCTATTGATGGCAATTTATATGGGCGTAAAGATGCTACGTGGGAGCAAGTTACTGCAAGTGGTGGAATACCAGACGCTCCAAATAATGCTAATTCTTACGTAAGAAGTGCTTTAAGTTGGGTTGTAGGTTATACTAAAACTGCTATTGATAATTTATTAAATGGAAAATTTGATAATCCAATAGGAAATAACACTCAATATTTAGATGGTTCTGGAACTCCTACAACGTTTCCAACTATTCCAAGTGTGAATGGTTTAGTTCCATATATAGGAGCAACACAAGATGTCGATTTAGATACAAATGGATTAAACACAAAGTTTGTTAAAATTGAAGGAACGGCAGGAGCAGGTCATTTAAATTTAAAACATCAAAGTAGTAACGCTACGGCAGGAGGTCAACAAACTGCATTATTTGCGGGTAGTGATGGCGAACTTTATTACAAAAATGATGGATTAACTTTACAACAAATAGCAAGTAGGTTTTATACCGATTCAAAAGTAGAAGATGCAATAGTTAATGGTGTTACTACAATAGCGCCAAGTCAAAATGCGGTTTTTGATGCTTTGGCTTTAAAGGCTAATCTAACACAAGTAGGAAATTTACTTCGTGAAGAGTTTACGTTTAGTGGTTCGCAAACTTTTACTTTGGCTAATAATTATGGCCAAGTTTATAGTGTTGAAGTGCAAGGACAAGGAGCTTTATCAAATAGTCAATATGCTTTAGTATCACCAAATCAAATTACTATAAACGACACTTTAGATAGTGATGATTATATCGTAGTGATTTATTCAAATGCAATTGCAGGAATACAACCTTACTACTCACAAGCTGAAGTTGATGCTTTGTTATCATTGAAATCTAATTCTAATCAAACACCAAGAACTTGGAAATCTGGAATTGATGGAGTAACGGTTGCTAATACAACTACTATTACTCCTACTTATACACAATTAATACCTGCTAATACATTTACATCTGGTGATGTAGTTGAATTATTGTTTAGAAGTACTTCTCCTGGTGCTAAAACAAGTGCATCAAATAATTATATTTATGTAAATACAACAAATAATTTAAGCGGAACGCCTATTCAAATTGGAATTTTAACAGGTGGTGCAACAACAAGAACTATTCAATTAGAAAGAGCTTTAGCAATAAAAGGAGCAACAACAAGAGTTATAAATTCAGCTGGTACAACTGCAACGGATACTGGAATAAGTGCCGCAATGACAACACTTACAATTAATTGGGCAATTGACCAATACATTATTTTCGCAATAGGACATACGGTAAATGACCAAACAATGTTTGGAGATTTTTTCAGAATTATAAAAAATTAATTATGCAAAGTAGTAAAAAAATAAAAATAGGTCAGTTAGAAAATTCTAAACTTATTTCAGCTAACTATACCGCTTTAAACAACGATAATTTAATTGTAAATGCTACTTGTACAATTACAGATGTAGCTTCACCAATAAATGGAACAAATTATTCAGTAACTATTGTAAATGGTACAATTACTATTGCAGGAGTTGCTTATACACAAGTTGGTAGTAAGATAACAAGAATATATAATAGCGGTGCGTGGCGTACATTTATAGATACTGAATTGATTGATTATTCTAATATATCAACTATTGTAGGATTTGCAAGTTATACCAGTAAAACAATTCATATTTTATTAAAAAATGGTGTTGGAACTTGCTTTTATGATATTGCTGGAGTTTCAAATTCGGTAACAAAATCTTTTACAATAGACAGAAATATTGCGGTAACAAGAGTTTTTAAAACTGATGTAACTTTCATAAATAACTCTGGGGGTTTGACAAGTGGTGGTCGTATAATAGGTAATGTAGGTTCTAATATATTAGATTTTAGAATTAATGCATTAGGAGGTGCTTTTGCAAATGTTAATAACGCTGCTATTATTGGTCAATTTGATTTTATATACTAATTAATTATGGAATATTTTTTAATAAATACAGACGGAAGTTGTGGTGGTAATACAGGCACAGAGCCAAATAACAACAATTGGACATTAACGCCATATTTAGGTGGATTAATTAAGGAATTTTGGAATGGTTCTGAATGGATTGAATCTGCAAACGATGAAGAAATTTATCAATATAACGAAAAAAGGTACACTGAATTAGATATAGAATACACAAATAAAATATCTAACTTAGTAGAGAAACACGTTCAAAAAAACATCATTGACGGAACACCAATACCACAAGAAATACTTGATGAAAGAGAAAGATTAAAGCAAGAGTTTTATAGTTTAATCGGTAAAGATTTACAAAAATGAATTGGATTTCAGAAAATTGGCAAGGTTTAATTGGTGGTGGAAGTTTAACAACTATTGTTGCTTATTTCGTAAACAGACAGAATAATAAAGCGGATTTATTAACCAAAATTAGTGGTTTGTATGATGGTTTATTTGATGATTTAAAACAATCTAAAGACGAACTAAAAGAAATAAACAAAGGTTACTCTGATGACATAAAAGAGTTAAGACAATCTCAAAATATGCTTCAAAGTCAATTTAATGATTTAAACATAGCATATACTAAAGAGGTTGAAAAATCACAATATTGGATGCAAAAATACGACGATTTGGATAAGAAATATAATGAGTTAATGGTTAAACACGAAGAGGTAATAAAACAAAATGAGCATTTAGAAAATCTTTGTGAAAATCTTAAAACTGCACATAATAAACTTCAAAAAGAATTTGAAAATTATAAAAAATCAAATAAATGATAACAACAACACAAGCCACTAATAAGTACGGAATACCGAGTAAAAATCCTAATTATTTGGTAACTTTAAATTTACCTTATCCAATGCGTTTGGCGTGGGATAAAAATGTTAGAGTAAATCGTATTCAATGTCACAAGTTAGTACACGATAAACTAAAAGCAATATTTACTGAAATATTAGAAGTTTACAAGTATGAAAAAATAGTAGAATTAGGAATTGATTTATTTGGCGGTTGTTTTAATTTTCGTGCTATGCGTGGAGGAACTGCACCGAGTAGACATAGTTGGGGAATAGCAATTGACTTAGACCCTGAAAGAAACCAATTAAAAGAAACATCAAGAAATGCAAGATTTGCAAGACCTGAATATAAATCAATGATTGATATATTTTACAAATACGGATTTATTAGTTTAGGGCGTGAGAAAAATTACGATTGGATGCACTTCGAAGTAAAAGATTAATTTATTATATTTGCACGAGGTCTTACAAACTAATTGCTTTAAAACTGGAAATAAACTACTAATTTGGATTGAGGTGTCACTCGGTCTGTTAGTAGTTTTTTTATGTCTTAAATTTCCATCACTATCAACAAAAAACATAGTTAATGTTGGATATAACTAACAAAAATGAAAAACTTCACTATTTATAATTGATATAAATTAGTTTGCGTTGTTAATCGTTAACTTCTTTTGTTTATCTTTGCTTATGTTTAATTTAAAAAATATAAAATTATGAATTTATCAGATTTAAAAATTGGTCAAACATTCAAATTAGCAACAAGTGATAATACTTGTATTTTCAAAGGTGCGGAATTAAAAGAAAATCAATTTAGAGTTACTTATAAATATGAATGTGTAAACTCTGGAAACGAAATAGAAACTTTTAATAACTATGAAATTTTTATTTAACTATGCCACCAAAGAAAGACAAATCAATACAAATAAAGGTTTGCATTTTAAACAAACAAAACTCCTCAATAAACTTTTCAATACGTTTGAAAGAGGGTGTTACAAAAGAAGAGGCTATTAAAGAAAGTGTTAAATTTTTAAAAAGTAAGTTATGAAAAATTATAGTTTAATCCTCCTATCAACTATTTTATTAGTTAGTTGTGGTTTAAGAAAATCAACAACTCAAACAGATAAAGTTAATTTAAAGGCAGAAACAGAAACGAAAATAAAAGAAATCGATAACACTAAAACAAAAACAGATATTGTTATTGACAAAGAAATAAACGAGGTTACAGAAATTGAAACTATTGAGCCTATTGATAACACAAAACCAAGTTTCTACAATGGTAAAACTTTTACTAACTCTAAAATCACAAAACTCAAAACAAACGTTTTAAGCAAAGAAAAAAACAAAGTTAATCAAGTAGTTGAAAACGATAAAAAAGTAGTTAAAAAAGAACATAACAAGGTAGATGCAGTTGTTAAAACTAAAAATAAAGAAGTAGTAAAAGAACAATTTAATTTTTTATCTCTTTGGTGGTTATATTTACTAATTGTTTTAATGATTTACATAGGTTACAAAAAAAGAAAGGATTTGTTTTTATGAAAGAGAATACTAATAAATACGGAATAAAAATATTTCAAAATTGTGCTAAAATTAGAAACAAAAATAAAGAAATAGGTATTTATAAAATCAAAGATGATTTTAACCAATTTGAATTTATTAGGTTAATTAAAAATAAAGAAGATTTAAAAACAGATACAGCTATTGTAAATAATGTTAAAAATAAAATAAAAATAACATCAATAGCTTTATCAGATACTTCTATTTTTGAGTTATACGAATTATTAGGACATTACATTAAAAACAACATTTAACCTACCAACAAAAGCATCGTAACTGATGCTTTTTTTGTGCGTTGTTATTTGGAATGATTTTAAATTAGTATTATTTTTATTGTATTGTATTGTAATATAAAAATAAGTAGTATATTTGCGTATAATTAATCACTAAAAAATAGAAATTATGAGTTTAGATGTAATGCTTTTTAAAAATAATGAATGTGTTTATAGTGCAAATATTACACATAATTTAAACACGATGGCTAATAAAGCTGGGATTTATTATGCTTTATGGAGACCAGAAGAAATTGGTAAAGAAAAAGCGAAAGATATTATTAAATTGCTTGAAAAAGGTTTAAATGATTTAAAATCAAGACCCGAATATTTTAAACAATTTAATTCTCCAAATGGTTGGGGAATGTATGAAAATTTTGTTCCTTTTGTTGAGAAATATTTACAAGCTTGTAAAGAAAATAAAAATGCAAATATTGAAATATCAAGATAATTATGAAACCAAAAAAAGTAGGCGCACCGCCAAAGTTCAAAGAGGCATCAACTACAATGCGATTAAGTAGAGTAGTCCCAACAAAACACCACAACGAGTGGAAACAAAAAGTAAACCAATTTATTAACCAATTACAACAAGATTATGAAAAAAACAATATTTAACGTATACGTAGTTATGGATAGTCAAGCTATGTGCGACAGAATGAAACAAATTTGTATTGAGAATGGGTTGCCTATTTGGGAAGAGGATTTAGCTTTTAATATAACCACAATTCAAAAAGAACATTCATTGTTTTGGTTTGATAAAAGTGAAAATGAATTTTTTGTAGTTGACTTGCTAAAAGATGAATTACTTGAAAACTACAATAAAGTAAACGAAACCGAATTTTTACAACTTTTAAAAGAGTATAACGATGAAAGACTTTGACACCGCAATAGCACAAGCTAAATTAGAATACATTTCAGATATTGAGTGGGCGTACAGATATGAAGATAGCAACTTTTGTGTTGACTTCTACAAAGATGAAAACGGGAAAAACCACATAGAGCAGTTTTTAACGAATAAAAAAGGGCTTTGGATATATATTATTCCAACAGACAAACAAATCAAAATGATGTGCTTAAAACTTGATGCAGTGCCTTATAGAGAAGTTGAGGTAGAAAGTTCAGAAACGATTACAGATTTATACGATTATTACGGAGTACAAAGAGAAAACTTTTATTAAAAAATTAAGAAAATGAAAACACCAACATTAAAAAGTATTCAGAAAAAATACAAAAATGCTAAAGAAGTAAGATGTTTAGCAACAGACACAATATTTGAATTAGATTTTAATTCTATTCATAACGACCCTTTATATAAACATACTTTGTTTTGGGCAAATAGCAAAGAAAAAAACTATAATTATACATTAGCTACTATTAATGAATACGCTGAAATAATTTCTTCTATCGAACCCACCACAAAAGTAAGAAATAGTGTTTTACTTCAATTAGCAGATAACAATAGTTATAGCGAAGAAATTCTAAAAAAAGAATGTCCTAAGTTGTTTTTACCCACCGACATTATAACAATAGTTGAGAAATACGGAAAAGATAAATTAATTAGTTTAATTGAAAAAATGTAATATTATGAGCAACGAATTATACACAATAGACAAAACACCAAGTACAGATTTGGAAAAGTTTCAAGCGTTACGAATTGAGGCGTTAGAACGTGAACTGCAAAAGCATAAAGATTTTTTAAAAGAAGTTCAACAAGCTATGGAAAACTATGCTAATGAAATCGAAGTAGTTCAACCAACTTATGAAGATTTTGCGAGTTAATTATGAAATTAGTAGATAAAATAACCACAAGCGTAATGAGTACACAAATAGCACTCAATCAATTAGAAGCTATTAAACACACTGGGTACTATCAAAAAGAACTAAAGCAAAAGTTAAATTTAGTTTTACCTTTGTTGATAAAAGCAGAGCAAGAACATTATGACAAGTTTTTTGAAAAGGAATCAGATAGCACCGACCACGTTTACCAAGTGTTTGAAAACTTTATAAAACGAATTTCACAAGTGCCTATTTACGATATGGAAAATATATGTTATATGATTGATGCCTACGATAAAGATAGTAAAAGTATGAACGGAATAACTAATAAAATATTAAAAAATGCTAAAATCTAAAATAATACATTATTGGAAAATGAACGCTAAAGCTAAATATAGCGAAATAGCGGATTATTTTAACACTCGAATTGACTTTGTAGTTGATACGATTGAGGAGTACAAAAAAGAACCTTATATAATAAGAGAAAGCATTATCAATTATGACATTTAAAAAAGGAAACCAATTAGCAACAACCTACAAAAAGGAAATAGTTTTAGAATTAATAGAATCAATGCCAAAAGCATCAACAATGTCATTAGCGAGGTTGCTATTAAAAAACTGGTTTTGCTCCACCAGTTAATCCAGCAAGAGGTTTATTTTTAAAAGCTAAAGAAAGTTGTATAATTGGGCATCATCATACCACAAGTGAACACACCGAAAAATCTTTAGGTGGCAAAATTACAACTTGTTGGAGTACTGGTTGTTTAAGTGGATTAGAACCCGAGTACAATCCATTTAATAAATACAACCACGGATTTGCACACGTTAGATTTGATAAAAACGGAGATTATGAAGTTAAAAATTTACGTATAATTGATTATAAAATAGTGTAACTATGAAAATAACAATCACCGCACACGATAAAACACACACAACCGAAACGAAACACGATGATTTAACTACTGACGATGTTGCAGAAATCATTACTAACTTATTAATTTGTGTTGGTTTTGGTAAAGGGGGAATTATTCAAGCATTTAAAGAATTAGAGTTATGACACTTGAAGAAATTATAAAAAAAATGGAACGTCAATTATCTAAAGGGCAAAATTGCGAAAAGACTAACGATGCTTATAGAAAAGCACTTAAAGACGCCAAGTACTACGAAAATCAATTTAAACCGAAAGATTACCAAAAAACGTAATAAATCGAATTATTACGTAAATGTGTAATAAATGCTAATTTAGAATAATTCTTAACAAAATTATATTTATCTTTGACAAATCAAAAAGGTACTGGAACTACCTAACAAAAAAACATTAACGCCTTATTTTGAAAATACAAGTTCCAGTTGTATGATTAGAAGTAAGGCTTTTCTTTTAATATGAATGATTATTTAAAATTTATTGAGAATAAAAAACACTCAATAGGTAACTTCGGATTTAAAGCAAATTATATTCCTGATATTGCTTTTGACTTTCAAAAATACGTTATTGAAAAAGCTATTGAAAAAGGTAGAAGTGCGGTTTTTTTAGATACTGGATTAGGAAAAACTTTAGTTCAATTATCATTAGCAAAAAACATCATAAATCATACTAATAAAAAAGTATTGATATTGACACCTTTAGCGGTTGCGTTTCAATTTATTTTAGAGTCTGAAAAGCTAGGTATTGATGATATCGAATATTCTAAAGACGGAAAACATACTAAAAAAATAGTTGTATGTAATTACGAACGTTTACACTACTTTAACGAAAAGGATTTTGAAGGAGTTATTTTAGACGAGAGTAGTATTTTAAAAAACTTTGACGGAAAAATTAAACAAGAAGTTACAAGTTTTGTAAAAAAAATACCTTATCGTTTTTTATCAACCGCAACACCAAGTCCAAACGATTTTATAGAATTAGGAACAAGTTCAGAGGCTTTAGGATATATGGGTTATATGGATATGTTAGGTAAATTCTTTAAGCAAAATAATAATGCAGTTGATAGTACCAATAGAAATATAGGTGAAAAGTTTTATTTAAAACCTCACGCTGAAAAGGATTTCTTTGCGTGGGTTAATCAATGGTCAATTATGGCTAAAATGCCAAGCGATTTAGGATTTTCAAACGATAGGTATAATTTACCTGAATTAATAGTAAATAAACATATCGTTACAAATGATAGTCAAATTTCAGTTGACGGGCAATTGCAAATGTTTAATATCGTAGCTAAAAACTTTAATGAAATACGATTTGAACAAAAGCAAACAGAAGAAAAAAGATGTCAAAAAGCGATTGAATTAGCACAAGGCAAAACATCTGTTTACTGGTGCAACACAAACAACGAAAGTGCAATTTTAAAAGCAAGTGATAAAAATGCAGTTGAAATTATAGGAAGTCAAAGCATAGATAAAAAAGAAGAAATACTTTTAGCTTTTGCAAATGGCGAAATTGAAAGACTTATTACAAAAGCTAAAATGACTTCTATGGGTTTAAATTGGCAACATTGCAACCATTCGGTATTTTTTCCAACGTGGAGTTATGAGCAATATTATCAAGCTATTCGTAGGTTTTGGCGTTTTGGACAAACAAAAGACGTTACTATTGATATGGTTATATCTGACGGACAAACAAGAGTATTAGAGGCATTAGAACAGAAAACACAAAAAGCAATACAACTACATAAAAATTTAACAGAAAATGTTAATCGTAGTTTTGAAAACAAAGTAAAAGAATTTAACAAAGAAATTATTAAACCTAAATTTATTTAAAAATGGAAAACAAAGTAAAAGACCAAGTAATTACAGAAAACTACGCAATTTACAATAGTGATTGTATGTTAGTACTTCCAACGCTTGAAAACGAAAGCATTGATTTATCGGTTTATAGTCCGCCTTTTGCTGGATTGTATAATTATTCAAGTAGCGAAAATGATTTTAGTAACTGCGAAAGTAAAGAACAATTTTTGGAGCAATACGAATTTTTAGTAGCTGAAATAGCAAGAGTAACAAAAAAAGGTCGTATAACTGCTGTACACGCTACCGATGTATTTGATAATACTTGTAGATTGTGGGATTTCCCAAACGAAATTATACGAATACATCAAAAGTACGGATTTGAATATCGTAATCGTATTACAATTTGGAAAGAGCCTTTAAAAGTTCGTATGCGTACAATGGTACAAAGTCTAATGCATAAATTTATTGTTGAAGATAGTACAAAGTGTTTTACTGCAATGCCTGACTATGTACTTGTATTTACTAAAAAAGGCGAAAACGAAGTACCAGTAACACACCCTTTTGGAATTAATCATTATGCTGGTGAAGTGCCTATTTTACCAAACATTTTAAGAGCGTGGAACAATGCAAATAACTCAAACTTAAACGAGGTTGAACTTTGGGAACACCTTAACAATATTAACGAGGTTGATAAAATTACAAAGTTAAACCATTACATTTGGCAACGTTACGCATCAAGTGTTTGGGACGATATTAGAATAGATAATGTATTACCTTTTAGAGATAGTAAAGAAGAGGACGACGAAAAGCACGTACACCCTTTGCAATTAGATGTTATTGATAGAATTGTTGAACTATATTCTAATCCTAACGAGGTTGTTTTAACTCCTTTTATGGGTGTAGGTAGTGAGGTTTTTAGTCCAGTTTCAATGGGTAGAAAAGCAATTGGTATAGAGTTAAAAGATAGTTACTTTAAACAAGCTAAATTAAATTTAAAAGAGGCGGAAAAAAGATTTAAAGAACAACAAGCAAAGCAAGGTATAATTAGTTTTGATTTAGAAATGTAATTTAGATATATTCTAAATTAGCGTTACCTATTGCAACAACAAAAGTAATAGCTTAAATTTGATAAACTTTAAAAAATAGAAAAAATGGAAAAATTAATCACACACGAAATCGAACAAAAAAGAGGCGGTACTAAAATTGTAAGAAACTTTTTTATCAACACCGACAAAACAAATTATATGACTTTGGCACATTCGTATTTTTCAAAACTTGACAGAAAAATTGCAAAGTTAAATCATAAAGCAAATAATTAACTATGACCTACATCGATTTTTGCAACGAGATAAGCGGTTACACCTTTTGGAAAGGCAACCGACAAATTTACAGATTTGAAATGTTTTGGAGCGGTTTAACACCCTCGCAATGCTTTCAAAGATTTGAAACGAGAATTATTATTAATAAAATAAGTTATAATTAATGATTAGTTCAATTGAAGAAATGATTGCAATAGTACAGATTTACATACATCATCGTAAAGGTAAAGAAGTACAAATACAAATCAATAACGCAAGAGATATAATGTTACTCACAAGAGCGCACTCAATTGCTTCAAATTGGCTTAATAATAACGGATTTAAACAGATATAAATTATGGAAACAAAAACAGATTGGAGAAAATACAGAAAATCAACACATTTAGCGAGTGCTGATTTAGATGCAATGGAAACGGACAATGTACCTTTAATTTTTACTATTAAAGAAGTAAAATATGAACAAGGTGTTGACGTTTCTGGAACTAAACAAGATGGTATATTTTGCTATTTTGTAGAACCTATAAAATCATTAAAACTAAATTCTACTAACAATAAAATATTAGCAGGATTTGCTAAAAAGAATGGTTTAGCTGGTAAAGAATGCCACGTTATAGAAAATTGGAAAGGTATGACTATTGAGTTATATGTTGACCGAAACGTAAAAATGATGGGAGCAATTACTGATGGTGTTCGTATTAAACCAATACAACCACAACTAAACAAAGTACTACCTAATTTTACAGAGGCAAACTTTCAAAGTGCAAAAAAAGCTAATGCAACAATTGAACAAATTAAATCTAAATATACATTAACACCCGAAATTGAAAAATTATGGAACAATTACAACGCACAGAAAGTTGGTTAAAAGATAGGTATGGAAAATTTACTGCATCTGAAATAATCAAACTTTTAGGAATTAAAGGACTTGGAGAAACTGGTAAAACATATGCTATTGAGAAAGCTATTGAGGAATTATACGGAGAATTTGAGGAACAATATATTTCGTATGATATGCAAAACGGAATTGATACAGAGCCATTAGCTTTTGCAAAGTTTCAAGAACTTAAAGGACTTGAATTTTTAGAAGTTGAAAAATGCGGTTTCTTTAACTTTGAGCAACACGCTGGAGCAAGTCCCGATGGATTAGTTTCTGACAATGCAGTTTTAGAAATTAAATGTCCAAAGTCAACTACTTTCTTTAAGTTGGTTGCAACTAATGAAATAGATGCTAAATATTACGCACAAATGCAAATGCAAATGTTATGCACAAATAGAGAAAAGGCGTATTTCTTTAATTATTTAGTTCACGATGGAACAGAATATTATCACGAAATTATCGTTGAACGTGATGAAGAAATGATTGAAAAAATAGTTGAAAGATTAAAACAAGCAATAGTAATAAAAGAGGATTATATTAATAAAATTAAATTAAATAAACAATGGAAGTAAACGGAGTAATTAAAGTAATTGGAGATGTTCAAGAAGTTTCAGCATCATACAAAAAAAGAGAACTAGTAGTTAGTACAAATGAGCAATATCCACAAAATATTGCGATTGAATTTGCACAAGACAAAACATCATTATTAGACTATTATAATGTTGGAGACGATGTTAAAGTTTCAATCAATTTAGGCGGTCGTGAGTGGGTGAATCCTCAAGGAGAAACTAAATACTTTAATAGCATCAAAGGTTGGAAAATTGAAAAACAATCTTAAAAAATTAAACCGAATTATTTTGTAGTTCGGTTTTTTTAGTTATATTTGTATCTGTAATGAAGTGAGAAGCGTTACAAAATGTAAAAATATTATATAAATCCTATCAAAGAGGCACTTCTCACAATACTGCCAAATTGATGGGATTTAACTTTTTATATAATATGCAATTAAGACCATACCAACAAAATCAACTAGAACAAATTTTGTTTAAATTACCAAGTGTAAATAAGTTGTTAGTTCAACTTTCTACTGGTGGCGGTAAAACTATTATATTTACAGAACTAACTAAAACTTTAAACGACCATATTTTAGTTTTAGTTGATAGTGAGGAATTAGTAAATCAAACTTTTAAAACGTTTCAAAAACAAGGATTAGACGTCGCAACATTTGAAAGTAAAAATAAGATATTCCCAAATAATAAAGTAGTCGTTTCAATGGCTCAAACTTTATATAATAGACTGCAGAAAAAAACTAACTTAATTGAAAGATTTAATTATCTAATAATTGATGAAGCGCATATTTGGATTTTTAACAAAATTTTTGATTATACAAGTAATTGTAAAATTATAGGTTTTACCGCTACACCAGTAAGATTAAAAAGAATAAAATTTTACAAGTGTAACGAATGTAATACAGAATATCCATTTATAAAAGATATTGACCCTCCGACACATTGCGGTTACGAAATGAAAGTTTGGACAAAAGAAGAAACGATGTCAGATGTTTATGACGATATTGTAGTAGGTGTTGGAATTGATTATTTAATAGAGAATGATTATTTAGTTGATGAAGAACTTTACTCAATTTCAGTAAATACAAGTAATTTAAAGACTGACGAAACTGGAGAGTTTACATCAAAATCTATTGCCGAAACCTACGAAAAAGAAGAAATAAAAATTGATATTTTACACAATTACGAACAACTTTGTTTTGGTAAAAAAACAATGATTTTTACCGCATCAACAAAAGTTAATCTTTTGATTTATGAAATGTTTAAAGAAAAAGGTTACAACGTTAAAATTTATGATAGCGTGAACAATGATAAAAAAGAACGTAAACCATTAATACGTTGGTTTGAAAATGAACGTGATGCAATATTATTAAATGTTAGTTGTTTTACTAAAGGTTTTGATGTTGACGATGTTGAAGCGATTATAATGGCACGACCCACCGCATCGTTATCATTATTTATTCAAATTGCTGGGCGCGGTGCAAGGATAACAAAAAAAATATTTAAAGATAAATTTATCTTTATTGATGGTGGCGGTAATTCAGACCGATTAGGAATGTGGTCAGATAAAACAAGGGATTGGGAAAAGATATTTTTTAACGGATTGAAACCACCTAAACAATTAAAAGAAAGTTTAGACGATATTAACGAATGTAAACAATGTGGATTTTTAAAAATGAAATCCGAAAAAAAATGTCCTAACTGCGGTTATGAAGAACCAATAATTGAAGTAGAAGAAAAAGAAGTTGAAATAGTAACAAATCAAATTACTGCAGTAAAAGTTAAACAGATATATCCAAGTGGAGAAAAAATTATAAAGTACGTTCAATCAATTAATGAGAACATAAATTTTGCATTTAAAATACTTATTAATCAAACATTTGATTTATTTGTAAAAAATAAAGTTACTTTTGGAAGTTACAAACAATCCATACATAATGGTACTTTTGATAAAAAAATAAATCGTATATTAGGAGAGCCATTTATAAAGATTATCAATGTTTTACCAAGTAAAACAAACCGAACATTAGCATTTTTAAAAACAAAATTAAAAGATAAATTAAAACAATATTATGATAAAATTCAGTAAATACCCAACTGCAAAAAGTATTGATAAAATCGATATTGATATACAAGATTATATTGATATGGTGCAAAAAGGCACTTATCAAGATTTGGTACTAAAAGCACGTTCCTTAAAAAATGACAAAGAGGCGTACAATCAATGTAAGATAAAAGCACCTTGTATAACTGGGTCTGCGGTAATGAAAAACGGAAGTAAGACTGCAGATAATATTGAGGAGTTAAACGGATTAATTGTTATTGATATTGATGATGATGTTGATTTACAATTATTAAACCAAATTAATCAAGATAAATATACAATGATGTCGCATCGTTCTTTTGGTGGCGATGGTTTATGTGTATTTGTAAAAATTAATCCGAATAAGTTTTTAGAAAGCTTTGACGAACTTGCTCAATATTATTGGGATAATTTCAACGTAGCTATTGACCCAAGTTGTAAAAATAAAAATCGTTTGCGTTTTATTTCATACGACCCTTATTTATTTTTAAATGAAAACTCAAAAAAGTTTATTGCTAAACAAGTAATTAAAAAAGAAAAAGTACATAATTTTGTTTTTGTTAATGATGACTTTCAAAATATAATTTCACAAGTTCAAGAAAAACAGATTGACCTTTGCCAAGACGATTATGATAGATATGTTAGAATTGGTTTTGCAATAGCTTCAAAGTTTGGAGAAAGTGGATTTGAATATTTTGATGCTATTTGTAAATATGGCTCAAAGTATGACCAAAATAAAATTGAAAAACACTATAAAAACTTTTGCAAAAATAATGGCGCAGTAAGTATATCAACTATTTATTTTTATGCTAAAGAATTAGGTTTAAAACTTTATTCAGAAAAAACAGAAACAATTATAAATCGTGTTTCGGTTGCTAAAAGTCAAGGTAACCCAACAATTGAAAGCGTTAAAAAATCACTTGAAAAAATAAATAACATTACTGATGCAGACGACGAACTTATAAAGTTTTTAATTGAAAGCAAAAAAGACTATAAACAACTTGACGAAACATTAACAGATTCTAAAAAGTTACAAACTTTTATATTTGAAAATTACAACCCAGTTAAAGATACTATCACAAATGAAGTTTTTATAAATGGTCAACTTTTAGACGATGTAAAACTAAATACTATTTATTTTGCTTGTAAAAATTATTTGGATTTTATACCTACAAAGTCAGATGTTAGAGATATGATTAATAGTGAACATACTACTTTTTTTAATCCGTTAAACGAGTTCTTTAAACAAAAATTACACGAAAATTCAGAAAGCGTTATTGATGACTATATTAATTGTATAGAGCCAAAAAGTGATTATAATATTTGGGCGTTTAAAAAATGGATAGTAGGTTGTGTTCATAATTGGTTAGCACCGATAAACGAGCCAAAAGTTAGTCCGTTAACTTTGGTTTTATGTGGACAAAAACAAGGGACTGGTAAGACTTCATTTTTTCGTAATCTATTACCACCCGATTTGCAAAAGTATTTAATTGAGCATAAAATAGATGCAAAAGACAAAGATTCTATTTATAATTTAGTTAAAGGTTTATTAGTTCTTGATGACGAGTTTGGTGGTTTAGCTACACGTGATGTAAAAGATTTTAAAAAAATAGCAGATACAAATATGGTCGATATTCGTTTGCCTTATTCCTCTTTTTATTCAAAGTTAAAACGACGTGCAAGTTTATGCGGAACAAGTAACGAAAAAGATGTATTAAAAGACGTTACTGGTAATAGACGTATTTTACCTATCAATGTAGAAAAAATTGACTATGACAGATTAATTTCACTTAATACTACTAACTTATGGTTAGAGGCGTATCAAATGTATAAGAATGGTTTTGATTGGAAAATATTCAGTAATGAAGATGTTGATTTTTTGGCAAAAGAAACTACAAAAAATATAGAAAATATGCCAGTTGAAGATTTATTTTTTGAGCATTTTTCTATTGAAAGAAATCAGTTTTTTGAAGTTGAAGTTGTTTTAAGTCAAGGGCAAATACTAAATTTTTTAAATGGTGTTGCTAACTTTGTGGTTACAAAATACGACGTAAAAGACATTGTTACTAAAAATAAGTTAGAAAACAAACTTTATAAAAAATATGGAAAAACAATGAGAGGATATTGTCTGTACACGCAAAAAATAGAGTAACAAATAGTAAAATATTTGTTACTTTTTTTTGTTATTTTGTTATTTTTATTTATATTTGTAAAGATATTAAATATTACAAATATGAAAACAGAAAAAGGTTGCGTTTATTTTTTTAAACATTTAGGCATTGATGCTATTAAAATTGGATTTAGCGATAAAGAAAGTCCAATTAGTAGATTTGAGCAAATGAAAACTTATTCTCCTTTTGGAGCTGAAATTATAGGTTTTATTATATGTGATAATCCCAAGAAATTAGAAACTGAATTGCATAAAAAATTTAATGAATATAGATTAAAAGGAGAATGGTTTAATATTTCAGTAGAAAAAGCAAAAGAAACGATTTCTTTTTATATGAGTTTAGAGGATTTAAAAGAAAGAAACGATTTTGAAATTGAGTGGGCAAAAAAGAAAAACATATTTAAAAGTGAAAATTATAAAAATGATTTATTTGATTATATTTTTTCAGCTAATAAAAAAGATTTATACGAAGAGGTTGTTTTAAGTCAAAGCGAAATTTTAAATATATTAAATGAAGAAAGTAAAAATTCATTTGATAAAAATGAATTAAAAGACATATTATCTAAATTAAAAATAGATAACAAACCTTATAATATAAAAGGTAAATATAAAAGAGGGTTTAAACTTTATATAAAAAGGTAACAAAGGTAACATAGCGGTAACATAAAGGACACATTTAAGTAAATCTACTTAACTACCTAAAAACTATAATATTATAACTCTGGTAACAAGGTAACATTAAAAATAGGTATAAAACTATATATAGTATATCATTATTTATTATTTATAGCATAAATGAAAAATAGATATTATATTTAAACTCTATTAAAAAATAAATGTTACCTTGTTACTTAAGTATAACTAATTAAAAAACAACAATTTAAAGGTAACATTATGAATGAAAACATAATTCAGCAACAAATATATTTATGGTTTAACAATAATTATTGTTTAAAAACACATAAAAACAGATGTATGATTTTTTCAGTTCCAAACGATTCTATAAATGCAATCGAGACAAAACGTAAAATTAATACTGGATTATTAAAAGGTGCATCTGATTTAATTGTAGTTTTACCAAATAAGATTTTATTTGTAGAACTTAAAACAGAAAAAGGTATTCAATCTGAAAATCAAAAAGACTTTCAAAATAGAATTGAATTATTAGGATTTGAATATTATTTAATAAGAAGTTTAGACCAATTCAAACAAATAATATGGCAAAATCTACAATAGCATTACCCCTCGACACTAAACTAAAGTTAATAGCAATCCACAAAGAAACGTTTGATGAAAGTAGTAAGATTATTACTTACGATGAGTGGATTAATTTCAAAAAAGATAAAAATTATTATTATAGAACAATACAGATATGAAAAAAGTAAATAGCATAAGCGGAGGAAAAACATCATCATACATTGCTAAACATTATCCAGCAGATATAAATATATTTTCTTTAGTTAGGATTGAGGATAAAAATAATTTATGGATGAAAGGCAAAGACGAAAAAACACGTCAAATAGTTTCTGATAAATTAGGAGTTGATTTTATAGGAACTGCTGAAATGGATGAAATAATTTACACTATTTTAGATTTAGAACAACACATCGGAAGTGAGATAGTTTGGACAACTGGTAAAACATTTGAAGAAATTATAAAAGAACATAACGGATATTTACCTAATAAAATGACGCGTTATTGTACTGTTGAAATGAAATTAAAACCTATTTTTAAATACCTTTATGAAAACACTGAATTACCAGTTGAAATGAGAATAGGATTTAGAACAACAGAATTAAACCGAGCAGATAAAGTTTTAGAACGTGCTGATGAAAATGGAATAGAATATTTTGAAACCATAATAGGTAAAAGAAAAACGCAAAATAAATGGGGTAAAGTGCCTTATAGAAAAGTTACTTTCCCTTTGATTGAAAATAATATATCAAAAAATATTATTTATAATTATTGGGAAGATAAAGAAGTTAGATTTGCATACAGAAATAATTGTGTCGCTTGTGTAAATAGACAACCTTTAATGATTTCACACATGGCAAACAAAGATTTAGACAAAGTAAAATGGTTTGAAAAACAAGAGTTAATTACTGGAAACACTTTTATAAATGGTTTTCCAATGAAAAAAATATTAAAATTCGGCTATCAAAACACATTTTTTGATGAAGACTTTTCAGATTGCGATAGTGGTTATTGCGGTATTTAGCTTATTTAAAACCATTCTAAATTACATCAAAAGTTTGGTAGTATTAAAATTATTACTATCTTTACATCATAATAATAAACAAATAGGAATTATGAAACTTACATCAACAGAAATTTACACTTTAGCAAACGAAATTACAGAGCAACAATTTACTAATTTATTTAATAGATTTTCAAAAGAAGAAGAAAAAGAATTTAATACTTTAGTAAGATTAGGAGATAAAAAAGAAGTTGCCTTATGGACTGTTATTTCTAATAAATACGAAAATAAAGAAGTTAGTGAATTGTATAATTTAGCTTATAATAATTAATTATGTGTAAAATTAAATTTAATATAGCAGTTGAAAAATTGAGAAACTACGAAGTTTTAATAAATGATTCTGATAATACTGAATTACTAAATGATTTAATAAATACCGCATTTAATCAAGAAAATTTACTTTTAGGTTATGGTAAATGTTATTACAGAGAAAAAACGCTTACTTTTGATAGTTGGGTTAATAGAAGTGTAATTCCAAATGATATGAAAAGTTTTAATCTTTCTGATGTTTGTTGTAAAAAAGATTATAAGTATTTTTTAAATAAATTTTTAAATTTAATAAAATTATAAATGTACTCCCACCTCTTCAACCAAACCCAACTAAATAACTACAAATTAGCGCAAATTTTAAACGTTTCTATAACACAAGTAATTCAGTATAGAAAATCAAAAACAATCAATTACGAGCGCTTATTTGAGTTTATGCAAAAATTAGAAATAAAAGAGTTTGAATATGATAATGGTAAAATTAAAATAAATGTGAAGTTATGAGAATAGGCAAAAAAGATAGTAATGGAGTTGAGTTAAAAAAAGGAGATAATATAATTATTGAAGTTTGTAAACCTGATGCATTTAATAGAAGTGGAGTTTATCATAAAGGAATTATTATTTATGATAATTGTGCTTTTTGTTTAAAAATAGAAAGGACAAAAGATGTGTTTGATATAAATCCGATTTGTAATTATGCATCAACTTGTAAAATAACAATAAATAACTAAATAAAAAATGAAAAATTTAATCAGAAAAATTGAAATCAGAATTGAAACTAATGAAGAATGTATTGAAAACTTTGCTTTATCAAAAGAGCATCAAGAATCAATAGAAAGTGAAAATATTTTTTTACTGGAAGTACTCAAAGAAATCGAAAAACTATAACTATGGAAAAAACACCGATGCAAGAGTTGATTGATGAGTTAGAGGAAGTATTAAGAGTTTCTTTTAATCCATTTATTTCAACTACTTTAAGATTGAATATTGACTTAGCTAAATCTAAACTCGAAAAAGAAGAGAAATTTATTAATAATGTACAAAATGACGCATTACAAACTGACTTTTATGTAAATTACGAAAACCCACAAGACTACTACAACCAAAAATTTAAACAATAAAACTTGCTATTGTAAAATATTTTTGTAAATTTGTTGTTATGGCATACTCAAACGAAGAAATAAACGATATATTCAATAAAATCTTAATAGAGATTGAAAACGGACGTGCTTTAAGAAAAATACTTAAAGACGATGAAAATATGCCAAGTACTCAAACATTTTATAAATGGATTGATGAAGACGAACTAAAATCAAAACAATACGCGCGCGCGTGCGAAGTTAGAGCCGATGCAATATTTGATGATATTATTGAAATAGCGGATGATAGTTCTTACGATGCAATTGTAACAGATAATGGAGAAATAATAAACTCGGAATTTGTTGCGCGTTCAAGAATTAGAATTGATGCAAGAAAATGGATAGCATCAAAATTAAACCCTAAAAAGTACGGAGATAAAACTGATATTACAAGCGGAGGTGATAAAATACAAACTACCATTTTAAGTTTAGGTAACGGAATTAATCCAAATGAAACTACTTCTTAAACAAGAACACGCTACTTTTTACCTAAAAGACAACATTACAAAAGAGGTTCTTTATGGTGGAGCGGCTGGAGGTGGTAAATCCGCTTTTGGTTGTTTATGGTTGATAGAAATGGCACAAACCTATCCAAAAACTCGTTGGTTAATGGGTAGGTCAAAACTTAAAACACTTAAAGAAACTACTTTAAACACTTTTTTTGAACTTACTTCTACTTTAGGAATAGGTAATCAATTTACTTTCAACGCAACATCAAATATTATTTATTGGAATAATGGAAGTGAAATAATATTAAAAGATTTATTTCTTTATCCAAGCGACCCAGATTTTGATAGTTTAGGTTCTTTAGAAATTACGGGGGCTTTTATTGATGAGTGCAACCAACTTACCTATAAGGCGTGGCAAATAGTAAAATCCCGTATAAGATATAAATTAACAGAATATAATATTATTCCTAAAATGTTAGGAACTTGCAACCCAGCAAAGAATTGGACTTATAAAGAATTTTATAAACCAAGTAGAGATAACACAATAGCTGAATATAGAAAATTTATTCAAGCATTACCAAAAGACAACCCACATTTGCACCCAAGTTATTTAGAATCACTATTGCAATTAGATAAAAATTCAAAGGAGCGTTTATATTTCGGTAATTGGGAATATGACGACGACCCAGCAACATTAATAGACCAAGATAGTATTTCAGATTATTGGAATCCACAACACGTAAAAGGGAACGGAACAAAATATCTAACTATTGATGTTGCACGTAAAGGAAAAGACAAAACTATTTTTCGTGTTTGGGATGGATGGTTGTGTATTGACAGATTTTCAATTGATAAAAGTGGATTAAAGGAAGTTGTAGAAAAAGCTAAAGAACTACAAAGAAAATACTTTATTTCAAATAGTAATACTATTGCTGACGAGGATGGTGTAGGAGGTGGGGTTGTTGACTTTTTAGGTTGTAAAGGATTTATTAATAATTCAAAAGCGTTAAACGATGAGAATTATGATAATTTAAAAAGTCAATGTTCAGTTATTATGGCTCGAATGATTTGTAATAAAGAAGTTGGCGAGTTGTGTGATAGTGATTACGTTAAAGAAACAACTAGCGAAGAAATGGAGCAAATAAAAACTAAAGATATTGACAAAGATGGTAAAGTGGGCGTTATGCCTAAAGACCATATTAAGAATATGATAGGGCGTTCACCTGATGAGTGGGATAGTATTATGATGCGTGTTTATTTTTCTTTGCAAAAAACCTATTCAACTTCAATTCGTATTTAATTTTTATATATCTTTGTATCAAATGAATAAATTAACAATAAAACAATATTCACAATTATTCGACACGTTAGAGTACGATTTGATTTTAAACGCTTTAAAGCCTTTAAATTTATTTTGTAACTCTAAACTCGATTATAATAAAATAACGTATGCAGAGGTAAGAAAATTGTTTTATTTAGCGAATAATGGTAAAACGTTAGACGATATGTGCGATATGTTTTGCATTGCGTTTAATGTTGAAAAGTTAGTTTTTTGGAGTGCATCGATTGAGGAGTATTTTAGTGCAAAGAATTTTATAATTAAGTATTTAAAAGACACGCAAGAGAAAGAGGCAAAGTTATTAAATTCAATTGATGCTGATGCGGGTTTATGGGAACAAGCTGGAGGTAGTTCGTTAAACGTTTTTAGTGATTTAATGCCTTTAGTTCAATTGGGGGAAATTTATAGTATTTACCCTTACGATTTGCAAAATAAAGCGTATAATGAAATATTGACTTTATTGGTATTGCATAGTAAAAAATCGAAAGTGCAAAATAAGTTTAACGAATTAAAAATGAAACAAAAGTAATGGACATACAAAGATATTTAGATAACTATTTTACTGATAAAGATATGCCTTTTATCGTTGGAACTAAAAAGATTCAAAACCTATTTAGTAATAGTTCGCTTTTACAAAGTGGTAAAGTACATTTTTTTTGCGACCCGATACAAAGAAGACCGACACGTAACCAATTTGGTAAATCTACGGGATATTCAGCAACAATTAACTTTTGTTTGTGCGTTACATCTACAATCGATATGCCTTATATGAATGAAACTAACCAAACAATAACTAATAAATTTACAAATAACATCGAGCCATTAATACAATTGTGGAATGATATAGTGAAAGACTTCGGGTGCGGTGGATTTGATATAAGTAACGAAAGTTTTGTTGACACTATCAACGTTCAAGATGTTAACTTTGACGGAATAATTGGAACAATAACATTAACGAGTTACAATGCTTAACCAACAATTAATAAAAGGGTGGGAGTTAATCAAAACCGATATTGCTTTATTATACGAAAGTAAAGGTATGAGAGCATCGGGTGCATTTGTTGATAGTTTAGAAACAATCTACACCGAAACACCAATAGGGTACAATGCTAAATTATTAGGTAACGATTACGCTCAACAATTAGAAACGGGGCGAAAAGCGGGTAGGTTTCCAAACATTGCAGATATTAAAAAGTGGATAATTGATAAAGGAGTTTTTAACACCGCTTTACAAACAATAACTTTAAGCTCTTTAGCTTTTTTAATAGCAAGGAAAATAGCAAATGAGGGGTGGAAAAGGGAACGTTTCGGAGGTGTTGAATTAATTAGTAGCATCATAACACCCGAAAGAATCCAAATGATATTAGACGAAGTTGGAGCGGTTGAAACAATGAGAATAACAACAGAAATAAAAGGAATGTTAAACGAATTAGAATTAGTATGATAGTATTTAGTAAATCACTTGACGAAAGTAAGTTGTTAATGGCTTACAATAATAATATAATCGAGTTTAATTCGGATTCAAGTTTAGTACCTTTGAACGCTGAAATTAAGGTAGGTTTAAATGATGCGGTTGTAATTTATCCACAACCAAACGGAGTGTTTTATTATAATATTAAAGAGTTAATTAAGACGCTTATTAATACTAATAATTTTGCAGATGACTTAGTTATTGGGGATATAAATAGCGACAATATTTATAATTGGACAAGTAAGATTTATAACAATGACGAAATAGAAATTAAGATAAATTTTATTGACACTTCGAGCGAAACAACAACAATAAATCCAAAATGGTTAAGTGGTTACTTGCAATTAAATAATAGAACTCCAATTAATAATGATGAGTTTGTATTTTTAGCACCTCAAAAAAACAAAACAAGCATTATAAAACAATGGGTTGGTTATCCTTTAGATTTTACAATTTATAAACAAGCACCAAATTTTATAAAATTAACAAATGGAGTTGATAGTTTTATTTATGACACAAGTAGCTATAAAGTTATTAGGTGTGCTATTTCAGATGGTTTTAACGATTTATTAATAACAGAATTTCAAAATAATGTAAATGAAATTTACATAAGATTAGGGTTAACCTCGACTGATAATTTATGGACATTACTTTTTGAAAGAACAATACCGAAATGCGACAACGGATTTTATATTAAATGGATTAATTGTTTCGGGGGTTATTCTTATTGGTTGTTTGAAAATTGGGAATTAAACCAAAATACAAAAGATTTAGGCGAATTAAACAACGATAATGCTAATTTATTAGATACACTTTCAAAGACTATTCAAATCGGTAAGACATCAAAAAATAGAGTTAATGTAACTACTGATGTAATAAATGAAAATGAGCAATTGTTACTATCTGATTTAATTGATAGTCCAAAAATATACTGGTTTATTGGAACGCCGAATGAAATAAATAATTTTGATGATTGGACTGAAATTAGTTTAGTAACTTCAAATATTCCTTTAACATCAACAAAGCGTAATTTAAACAAATTTAATCTTACCTTTGAATTACCAGCAAACGACACAAGAACAATATGAGTTATATAGCTTACTTAAATTTTCAAAAAATAGAACTATTAAACGATGGTAAAGAAATAGCTTTTACAAAGCAAGTAAATAGCCTTTCACGATTAGACAATAGACAATCTAATTTTACACATAAGTTTATAGCACCATTAACCGACACTAATAAATTGGTAATGGATAATTGTTTTATTGTTGGTAATCAAAGTAACATACCATACCAAAAGAATAGATTTGATTTAATTGATGCTGATAGTGGTAAACATTTAATTTTTGACGGGTGGGCAAACATAACACAAACAAGTGATAAAGGTTACGAAATTAATACCTATGATGGTATTGTAGATTTTTACAAAGAAATCGAAAACAAATCACTTACCGAAATCGGTATAGCTGATTTAAACCACGTTAAAGACTTAACTACAATAGTAGATAGTTGGGCGAATACTTTTGCTTATAAGTATATTATAGCAGATTACAATGGTAAATTACTAACAACAGATAATAAACTAAATGCAGATTATTTAGTCCCAAGTGCAAGAATAAGTTATATTTGGGATAGAGTACATCAATACACAAATACAACTTATAATGGGAGTATTTTCCAAAACGAAAGGTTTACTAATTTGTATATGACTTTTCCAAAACCTATACCGACAGATGAGCCAGTAGTTGAGTTAATCGCAAATCAAAATAGTGAATTTCAAACGGGCGGTTTTTGGTATGGTGGATTAGGCGGGTACAATTCATTTGGATATAGTGTTGAGTTTTTTCCTACTACGTTTTCAACTGCCTACGCTAATAATTCGGGTAATACTAATGTTATAAACATATTACAAACTGGAGCGTATAGATTAACCATTGAGGGTACTTTAAGTTTATCGTCAGAATTTACAATAAAAGAATTTAATTATTTTATAGTTGCTCCCGATAACTCAATAATTGAAACGGGCGTAGTTGATGGTTCTATTAACCAAGCGAAAGTTATTAATTTAACCGCTGGCGATAGATTATATTTAAGTAACAATAATTATTTAGCTTTATGGAGTGGAACGATTGAAAGTACATTCGAGTTAATCGTTGGTTATTCAGCAAACTTTGACGAGGCACTTGTTGACTTTATGGCTAAAGACTTTGTGAACGACATAATGCAACATTTCGGATTGACTGCGTTTAAAGATAAATATACAAATCATATCGAATATTTATCACTTGACGAAATATTACAGAATGAAAACATAATTGATTGGAGTAGTAAATTTTCAAATCTTGTTAGTGAGAAATATACTTTAGGAACGTATGCAAAAAAAAACAATTTTGTTTATAGACATAACGGAGAAAATGAAACGCACAACAACGGAGCAATTTATATAAACAATACAAATCTCAAAGACGAAACGAATATAATTCAATCTAAATTCTACACCAATGAATTAGGGCAAACAACGTTATTAGGTAATAGTACTAACGTTTATAAAATGTGGAATAAAGAAATAAAAGACAATGGCGATGTAAACTATAAAGATTTAAGCGGTCGTTATTATTTGTTACGTTCAGAGGATTTTACTTATGCAACAACACAAACAATTAAAAGCGAGGTTTTAAATGTTGAACAGACTTTTGACGAAGCACCTATTGAGAGTTATTTTAGGTTAAAATTCGACCAGATTATTTTTGACAATTATCGTACTATTCAATCTATTTTGGATAAATCAAAGTTAATAACTATTGAGGCGTGGTTAACTGCATTAGATTACGAAAGTTTCACGTTTAAAGAATTGGTTTATTTTAAGCAGTTGGGGGGTTACTTTTTAGTTAATACAATATCGAATTTTATCAAAGGTAAAAAGACAAAAATAGAATTAATTGAAGTTGATTACTTTAAAGAATTAGAATCGATTGAGCCAATTGATTACGTGTTACAAATCGATAATAGTACACCTATTGATTATACTGATTGTGAGGTTACATTTACATTAATTTCAGATATTCCAACGGGTTCAGAAATTGAAATAGTTCCTTATTGTTTAACTCCCGACGGATTAGGCGGAACTTATTTTGCGCCTTATCCATTAGCGACACCAATAACCGCAACTTATACGGGTGCAACATTGACTTACAATTTTAGTCAATTACCTTTTATGGTGGGTGGATATAAATTTAAAATAACTTATCGTACATCGATTTTTGAAATAGTAGAAAGTAATTTTAGTGAAATAGTAAACATTGACGGAGCGTGTTATTTTCCAATTGCACCAACTCCCGACTTATCATTCATAACTATTACTGATGTAGAAACTTTATCAATCGTTGGAAGTATTAGAAACGTCAGAATAACTTACGAAAGTGATTTAAGTGTTACATTTATGGGAATGGGATTAGTAGTAACAAATGTAACTTTTAATAATTTCATTACATCGTTTGCTTATTTCTTACAAACACAAAACGGATATGTTGACGTGCAAGTGGCTAATAATTCATTAGGCGGTGGGATAGCGTTTTATCAATTACAATTAAGTGCATTAGGTGTTAATTCAAATATAGCAGTATCATAATGAGTATATTAAGAGCAAGAAATAGACCGCCAGTAATTTCTTTAGGATTAGGCGTTACTTACATTAGTGTTGGACTTGGGAAAATTGTACCAGTAAAACAAAATGAAGTTTACAATAGTAGTGCGGTTGTAGAATTAGAAACCGATTTAACAAAGGTTAAAATTAATAATAACGAATTTGAAATAGAGTGCGATATTTTAGGTACGCACGAAATAAGAGCAGTTTTAAACGAAACAATATCAAGTAATAAAGTAATAATAAACGTAGTATAAATGGCAACAAAGATAATCATTAGCGAATTAGATATAGATGTAAACGCTTTAATAAAATCAACTGCGGAGGTAAAGAACGCAATTGATGTAATTAAAAAGCAACAAGCGGAACTTACAAAGAATGGAGAAACCGCATCAAATCAATTTGTACAAAACGCTGCCGATTTAAAAACGTTATCGAGTGCATATAATAGCAATTTAAAAGCTATTCAAGAAAGTACACAAGCGACTGCCGACCAAGCCAATAGAGAGCAACTGTTAACTTTAGCATTGCAAAGCGAGGTTACAAGTATTAAAGAGGCGAGAGACCAAAACTCACTACTTAATAAGTTACGAAATGAAACCAATGCAACTACAGAGGAGGGGCAACAACAAATTGCACAATTAAACGCAAAGTTAGACCAAAACAACGAATTTATAAAAGAAAATGCCGATGCTTATTTAAAACAAAAGATTAATATTGGTAACTATTCGGAATCGATACAAGATGCACTTTCAAATCTTAATCCGTTAAATGGTGGGTTAAGTGGTTTTGTGCAACGTAGTCAAGAAGCGGGTGGAGTTGGGAATTTATTAAGTACATCTTTAAAAGGAATTTCTACGGGAATTATAGGAATGACAAGGGCATCACTTGCATTTTTAGCCACTCCTATAGGTGCGGTTATTGGTGCTATTGGTTTGGCGTTGGGTGCTTTAATAACTTATTTAAAATCAAGTCAATCTGGAATCGATGCGGTAACTTCTGTAACACGACCATTGCAAGCTATAATGACATCGTTAATGAGTGTAGTAAAAGCGGTGGGCGGTGCTTTGTTTGAAGCTTTTAGCAATCCTAAAAAAACCTTAATGGAATTGGGTGAGTTTGTTAAAACTAATTTAATAAATAGGTTTAAAGCGTTCGGAGTTATTTTAGAGGGTATTATAGAACTTGACTTTAAAAAGGTAACAAACGGAGTTTTACAAGCGGGTACGGGTGTTGAAAATATGACCGATAAAATACAAAGTGGAGCAAAAGCAACGGGTAAATTTTTAGATGATGCAATTAAAAAAGGTCAAGAAATTGACAGATTAAAAAAAGACATTGAACGTAGCGAATTGGATTACCAACGTGCGCAAATTAAAACCAATGATTTAATAGATGCACAATTGTTAATATCTAAAGACACATCGAAATCATTTGCGGAACGTGGGAAAGCGTCGGAGGAAATCATACGATTAACGGAGGAATTATCAAAAAAAGAAGAGGAAATAATTCAAAAGAAAATCAAAGCGTTACAATTAGAATATAGTTTAAAAGATGCGAAATCTATAACTATTGCAGAACAACAAGCGTTAATTGATTTAGAGAAAAGTTTAGACGAGGCACAAGATAGAGGACTGAATGCACGTTTAGAACAAACAAGGGTATTATCGGGATTAAAAAAAGAGCAACAACAACAAGCGGAGGAGGCAGAAAAAAGAAATGCGGATTTAAGACAAAAAGCGTTAGACGATGCACTCGCTAAAAGTCAAGCGGAACTAAATTTATTTTTATCAACGCAAGGTATAAAAGCAAAGTCTTTAGATGATAATTTAAAATTAGCACAACAAACCTACGCAAAGCAATTAGAAATAAACCAAAAGGAATTTAACGCAAGTGCTAAAACCGAAGTTGATAAATTAAACTTTGCAAAAGCTAATCAAGATGCTATAAATCAACTTTTACAAACTCAAAGCGATTTAGTAATTGAGAACGCAAACAACGAACTTAATTTATTTATTGAAAACAATAAAAGCAAATTAGATGCTAATAAATTTTTAACTAATGAATTAGTAGAGGAGGAAAAAAGGCGTAATGATGCTATTGCACAAGAGCGTAGAGAGTTCGAGGCGGTTAGATTACAAGAGGGAGCAATTACACAAGAACAATTTAATGCAGAAATTAATCGTATCAATAGCGAAAATCAATTAGCTAATGATGCAATAGCGGAACAAAGAAAACAAGCCGAAGCCGAAAAGAAAATAATCGATTTAGAAAATCAACGATTAGCAGATAACGCAAGTTTTGAGGAAAAGTTAGCATTTGATTTAGCGAATTTAGAACGCGCAAGATTACAAGAATTAGAAAATGCTAAAAAAACGGGTGCGGATATTGCGTTAATTAACAAGAAATTTGAAACCGATAAATTAAGAATAGTCCAAGCTACTAAAGAAGCTGAATTATCTTTAACCGCAAATACATTAGCACAAATTAGAGGTTTATTAAAAGAGAATACAGTTGTTGCAAAAGCGTTAGGAGTTGCAGAGGCTACAATAAACACTTATTTAGGAGCAACAAAAGCATTAGCAACATTACCGCCACCATTCGGAGCAATCCAAGCGGGTGTTACAATTGCGTCTGGATTAGGTCAAGTTGCAAAAATAGCGGGTGTTCAGTTCGCTGGAGGTGGATTTATTGAGGCAAAAGGAGCGTCACACGCGCAAGGCGGTATTCCTATTGAAATTGGAGGACAATATTTCGGAACTATGCAAGGTGGCGAGGGATTAGCAATTATGAATAAAGGTGCTTTTAATCATTTCAAAGCGTTTAATAATACCTTTGGCGATAGTGATGTAAAAGGCGGTTTTAATAGCGGATTTTATGCAAGTGGTGGAATAATAACACAAGGCGTACAACCGCAAGGAATAGACACAACACAATTAGCTAACATTACTATTGATGCTATTAGAAATTTACCAGCGCCACAAGTAGCGGTTACAGATATTAACACGGGCGTAAATAGTTTTGTAAATGTTGTTGATGGTGCAAATTTTTAATTATCTTTGTGATTATGAACGTAAAAAATATTCTTAACGGGTGGCAAAACTTCATAGCGAAATCAGAAGTAACAGAAGAGTTAGCAGTTCAAAGGGCGTTAAATTGTGTTGATTGTGTTGAACTAAAGAAAGGAGGACTTTTATCTTTTATCAATGATGACTTAAAAGAAATTCAAGGGCATTATTGTAATATTTGCAAATGTCCTTTATCCGCTAAACTCCGAAGCCTTAAAGAAACTTGTCCTTTAAATAAATGGTAATGAATAGATACGAAATAATAAATCAGTTAAGAAACTGCACAAATTTTACTCAATTAGTTGCAAGTGGAATAGTTTCAATTTCAATAGCTTCTTGGCTACAAATTTACGAAACCTATTTAGTTGAATTAAAAAGCAACGACAAACCGACATCAATACAATTTACTGCGGATTACTACAACCTTTCAAACTCACAAATTTACAAAGTCATATCTTTTATGGAACGTTGATTTAATAACTCACTTAACTCATTCCTAAACCTCCAATATTCGGAGGTTTTTTTTGGTTTATTATATTTATAGTTTTTATAAATACGTTTGCAATTTAAGTAAATAGACAAACAGAATATTAAAAAAGGTATTAGTATTATCATACTACTAAAATACAATTCATTATAAATCATAATTATACAAATACGTGTAAAACTAACAAACGTTAGTTACTTAACTTTGTATCTATGATTTACGAAAATATATTTATTAACGGACTAATTGGCACAATTTACGATTCGCAAGGAAACGTAAAAGAGAAAGGTGTCGAGTTAATCGATGTTATAAAACAAGTTCAAAACGCTCCGTTTGCTGATGGATATAACGTTTATATTAATTCAGAGGGTGGGGTTGTTGAGACGGGTTTTGAAATATACGATTATCTTAAATCTATTGGTAAACCAATTAACACAATTGGAACGGGTCAAGTTGCAAGTATAGCCACTATTATTTTTATGGCAGGTGAAAGCAGAAAACTAAAAACGGGAACTAATTTCTTGATTCATTTACCTATGATTATAGTGGATGGAATGTTGAATAGTTCAGAACTTGAACAAGCGAAATTAGATTTAGCACCGATTGAAAAAAGGTTAATCGATTTTTACAAAAAAGCAACGGGATTAAGTGAAGAAGCAATAGCGCCATTATTAAAACGTGAAACCTCACTTAATCCGTCAGATGCATTTGATTTAAAATTTGCAACTGAATACGATGTGGAGTTTACAAAGGCGGTTGCCTACTTAAAAAAGGATAATTTAAACAACAATAATCAAATGACAGAAAATGACAAAAGCTGGATAGAAGAAAAATTCAGCGGTATCTTAAACCTTATTAAAGGTAAAGAGCCTAAAATTGGATTTAACGTTGTAGCCTTGACAAAAGGTGCAATTGTTAATGTAGATGTTACAGACGCAAACGGAACTATTGTAACGTTTCCTGAAGTAGCTGATGGAACTATGCCGGTAGTTGGCGATAAAGCAATGATTGACGGAAAACCAGCAGAGGGCGAATATTTAATGCCTGATGGAAGTACTTTTATCTTTGCGGGTGGCGAATTAACTCAAATCGTTGAAGCAATGGAATCAGAAGAGGTTGATGTAAACGCTTTACAAAGAGAAATTGAAGATTTAAAAAGTCAATTAGCAACACAAACAACAAACTACGAAACTGCAATTGTGGACTTAAAAAGACAATTCGTTTCTAAATTTGAATCAACAGAGAAAAAAGACGCTCCTAAAAATGAAGAGCAAAAACAAACAAGTAGAAAACTTTTAAAAGACTAATAAGATATGGCAAGTTTAATTGATGTTTCGGATTTAACGATAAATCCAGAAGAAGCGAGAGAAATCTCAAAATTGATAATTGAAAAAGCGTTTGCACAAGGCGTACTTTCAGAATCACACGCAGTAGAAACGGGTATTTTGTACAAAACTCAAATTCCTTTTGCTGGCAAAATTTCGGACTCTTTGAAAAAAGCGTCGGGTTGTGTACCAAATACCGCAACGGGTGTTTCAATGACTGAAAAATATTGGGAACCTGAAATTTTTGATGCACGTTGGATTCATTGTGCTGGAGATTTAAACAAATTGTTTAAGTTATTCCAAAAAGCAAGTAAAATAAACCCTGATTTTTACGACAGAATCGGAAGTGAAGAGTTAGGTTTAATTGTTGCTTTGATTGACCAAATGTTGTTAGGTGCTTTACCTACTAAAATATGGTTTTCAGACAAAGCAGGTGAAACTATTGCAGATGGTGGTATTTTCAAAAACACAACAGACATCGAACTTTACAATGTAATCGATGGTTTATGGAAGCAAATATTTGCTGAAATCAATTCGGGAGATTCTAACTTTGTAAGTATTACTCAAAATGCAGGTGCTTCTTATGCTTTACAAGCATTACCAGCAGATAGCGCAGTAGATTATTTAGGTTCTTGTTTTGACAAAGCGGATAGTAGATTGTTAAACGACCCGAGCGCAATGTTTTACGTAACACGTTCAATTGCTGATAACTTTAGAAAAACTTTA